GGGGGCTCTTTCCCGCCTTGTTGACGAGCTTGATGCCTTCTATCCAGATGTAATGCCTGACTTTGCACTCTCTGAAAAGGAGTTTGCTTTCAGGGCTGGCCAAGTATCAGTTGTTAGGCGCCTTAAATTCAAACTTAAGCAACTCAAAGGAGAGGACTAATGTGTGGAGGAGGTGGAGGAGGACCCTCTAGTTCTGATATATCCAAACAAAAGCAGCAGCAACGTAAAGCCACTCAGCGTCAAGCCAAGCAGTTCAGGAAAGCTCAGTCAAACGCTAAGTCTCAACACAATCAAAACTTAGCCAATAGTCAGGCTCAGTTTGAGCAAACCCGCAAAGACTCACTGGATCAGTTTAACGCCTCGATGCAGTTCCAAATGGAACAGGCTGCTCAACAGTTTGCATCCCAAGAGGCTCAGTTTGCGGCCGCCCAAGCTGCACAAGAGGAGGCTCTGCGGTTGCAAATGGAGCAGAACGAGCGTATGGCACTTGAATCTGAGAAGGCAGCCAACCGTGCTATGGGCCTACGTCTTGTAGGCCAAGACAGTGACGCTGTCAAGATCCGCTCCAAAGAAAGGGGTAAAGCCAAGAAGAAGGCATCTCAAGGCACCACTCAACTCACCAACCCCCTAACAATTTCCCTTGGAGGTGCAATTAGCAAGTAATGGGATGGAAGAAAGATCTAAAGCAGGCTGCTAGTAACGGTCTTACTCGTGGCGAGATCCGCCAAATCAATCAGCAGTATGATAATGTAAATCGGTCGCAGATCAATCAGCAGATTGAGAACAAGGGCTTTGCTGTTGGGCCCAATGCTCAAGTAGCTGCTCAACGTGCTTCAGCCAATAGTGCTTCAGCAGCACCTCAGGGAGCTTCTGCATTTGTTGACCCGCGTTTTAATGCGTTCAGCGGTAATTCCTGGATGCAGATGCAGGCTGCAGGTTACTCTGACCAGCAAATTCGTGACTCTGTTCTCCAGGCGCAGCAGCAGGGTATGCAGATCGGGGAGCGCCCGCAAATGGTGCTCGACAACTGGACTAACGACAACCCTGAGTCATACCGTCAGTTTGCCAATGGTCCGGCAGCACAGTTCTCAACCCCTGGACGTGTACTGTTTAACCCAGAGGGCAAGACAAACATTGGCCTGGGTCGAGGTGGGCTCCAAGACTATGGAATTACTTGGTACTCAACTCAAGGTAATCAGAACCAGGACCTCTCTAATGCCCCGTTTGATCCCCAGGCTCCCCTAGATATTCTAGAAAACGGCAAGTATTTGCAGTCCCAACTTGGAATGCAGAGAGCTTTGGACGGTGAATCCCCTGTGCCTACCCGGTTTATGGGTAACGAGCAGGGCACCCCTACTGATGGGGGGCAGTATGCGTATGGTTATAACAACTATACATCTCCTGGCGCTCAGAAGTATCTTGAGAATGTTTATGGGATGCAGGGTGGTGCTTACGCTGGAGGCGGCCCTGGTTATCGTTCTACCCCTGCCTCAATTAACTACAACAACGTATCCAACCAGGAAGGAGCAGCTCCTGACTTCTCCCAGTTTAACAGCGCAATCGCTGCTCAGCAGGCAGCACTATGGGAAACAATGGACCGGATGAATGCGAACTTCTTGCGTGGTCAAGAACAAGCGTTAAAGGCTAAGAACTCTGTTTCTGGTAGTGGCCCTTCTGATCCAACTAAGGTCAAGCGTTCCAAGCCTAAGAAGTCTACAAGCCTAGCTATTAACCGCGCATAATATAAGCACTATATGGAAAAGACTGCAGCAGAGCGTTACGCCCGCCTGACAAGCAATCGATCGACATTTCTCGATGCAGCCCGTGAATGCTCCAGGTTGAGTGTCCCTCACATCATGCCCCCCAGTGGGCACTTCAATGGGACAAACCTCAAGACACCTTGGCAAGCAGTGGGCGCCAAGGGCGTTAATGTAATGGCGAGCAAGCTCATGTTGAGTTTGTTCCCTGTAAATACAAAGTTCTTTAAGCTACAAGTAAGCGACGGCAAACTAGCGCAAGACCCTGAGCTGGATGCAACAGCTCGCTCCGAAATCGACCTTGTTCTGTCGAAGATGGAGCGTGTGGTGATGCAGCATGTCAATGAGTCGAATGACCGGGTGGCTCTTCACCAGGCCATGAAACACCTTGTCGTGACTGGCAACGTCTTGCTTTATATGGGCAAGAAGGGTATTAAGTTGTACCCACTGGACCGCTACGTAGTCGTTCGGGACGGTGAGGGCACGATAACTGAGTTGGTGACCGTTGAGGCCATCGATAAACAGTTCTTGCCAAAAGACTTCTTCAAGAATGACAAGAAGCTCCGTGATAAGAGCGGTCCCCTACAGCCTGACAATCATGTTGGGTCTGATGGGGCTGGCAGTATTGCCGACCTGAAGCTAGATCCTGAGAACAACGAAATTGCTGTCTATACCTGGGCCAAGCTCCAGGATGGTCAGTGGCGTTGGCATCAGGAGGCAGATGATCGGATTATTCCCGGCACAGAGTCGTCCTCACCTAAGAGTGTGGCGCCCTGGCTTGCCCTCCGCTTCAACGTCGTTGACGGAGAAGACTATGGGCGTGGCCGGATCGAAGAGTATCTAGGTGATCTCAAGAGCCTTGAGGCCCTCAGTCAAGCCATCGTTGAGGGCAGCGCTGCAGCTGCAAAGGTGGTTTTCCTTGTCTCACCATCAGCAACCACCAAGCCCAATCAACTTGCTCAAGCGGGTAATGGTGCAATTATTCAGGGTAGGCCTGATGATGTAGGTGTTGTTCAGGTTGGTAAGACTGCTGACTTCAGGACTGCCTACGACATGATCACGATGCTCACACAGCGTCTGTCTGAGGCTTTCCTTGTCCTCAATGTTCGCCAGTCAGAGCGTACTACCGCTGAAGAGATCCGCGCCGTTGCAAGTGAACTGAACGAACAGTTAGGGGGAATCTGGTCCGGTCTTACTACCGACCTGCTTCGTCCATATGTTGTCCGCAAGCTCACTGAGCTACAACGACAAAAGCAACTTCCTACCTTCCCCAAGGGAATGGTATTCCCAACAGTGATCGCGGGCCTTGAAGGAGTAGGCCGTGCTCAAGACAGGGAAGCCTTAATGCTGTTCATGCAAACCATCGCACAGACCCTTGGTCCTGATGTGATGAGTAACTTCCTTAAGCCAGACGAAGCCATCAAACGCCTGGCAGCGGCCGCTGGTATCGATTACCTAGGCCTTGTCAAGACACAAGATGAGCTTGCTCAGGAGCAGCAGGCTTCACAGCAAGCGCAGCAACAACAGGAAGTTCTTAGTCAGATGGGTCAACTTGCTGGTAGCCCTCTGATGGATCCCTCTAAAAATCCAGCAATTATGGAGATGATGAATGCCCAAACAAGTCAAGCCGCAGCAGGAGCCCCAGGAATCCCTGGAGATCCAGGAGCCGCTGGAGGAGAGCTCCCAGAAGGAGTCCCCGCAGAGCTCTGATAACAAATATGCACCTAAGCCTCGTATCCGTCCGACCATTGGTCGAGATCAGATTGGCGGGCCTAAGCAGCGTATTACACCAAAGTTCAATTCAGTTAGCACCACACTCTACTGATGGCAATTAACAACACATTTGACGCCCAGGATGGCGCGGACACTAGCGAGCGTGAAGCCGCTGAAGCCCGTGCCCTTGAGGCGGGGAACCGCATTGTCGAAGCCCAGCAAGAGGCAGCCCAGGAGCGCTTTGATAGAGCGTCTCAGCTCGATGAAACTGATGCCCGCTTTGCGGGTAAGTACAAGTCTGCTGAGGACCTGGAGCGTGCGTATCTGGAGCTGCAGAAGAAGCTAGGTGAACGGCCTTCTGAACAGGAGCCTGAAGCCGACGAAGACCAGGAGGAAGCCCAGGAAGAGGCCTCCGAGGAGGTCGCCGAAGAGGAGGGGGATGAAGAGCTTTCGGAAGCCCTGCAGGCCCTTGTGGCCGCCTCTGACGAGTTCAATGAGAAGGATGGCCTCAGCAGTGAAACTCTTGAGAAGCTTTCGCAGCTCGATAGCCGCACCCTCGTTGAGACATGGGCCGAATACATTCGCACTCAAAAGGAGCAGGCACAGGCTGTCGCTTTAAGTCAAGAGCAGACCAACGAGATCTACAAGGCAGTTGGTGGTCAGCAAACCTATGGCGAGATGGTCGCCTGGGCAGCTGACAACCTATCTCCCGACGAGATTGCGGCCTATGACGCTGTCGTCAATGGTGGTGATTACAACGCCACCTACTGGGCTGTGCAAGGACTCCGTTCTCGCTTTGCTGAGAGTGTTGGTGTTGAGGGCAAGGTGTACTCCGGCACTCGTGCTCCGAAGCCTGCTGATGGCTTCCGTAGCCAAGCTGAACTTGCTCGTGCGATTTCTGATCCTCGCTACAAGGATGACCCTGCCTATCGCATTGATGTGCAGGAGAAGCTAGCTAGGTCTGGCAACTTGCTGTAATGGCAATGGGGGTTCGATTCCCCCTCTAGTACTTGAGGTGCAAGTCCTCGTAAAACCCTTGCCCGAGATCTTGGGCCGCTGAGAGCGATACCCCAAACGACCCGGAATTCCTAAAACAAAAACTGAATAACTTAGGCGCTAAAAATCTCTGATCAGAGGAACCGT